GGTGTAAGCCACCGGACGGATCACACCCGAGGGGTGCGATGAAGGACGCAGGCCAAACGGCTGAGCAGTAGTAGTCATAGCCATTTACCTCTTGATGGTTGAAGATCCTACCATCAGCTAAATAAGCCTTTGGCAGGGACGTATTCGCGCATCTCCGACATTCCATCCCCCTCAAGGAGGCGGCTTCCTGACCGCTCGGCCTGTTCGCGCATGATCTCTGCGGTCTCGGCGAGCTTGTCTTCTTCCCGAAGCGGGGCATCGTGGTGAGCTTCCTGCATGTACCTGTAGTACAGGGACAAGGGCAGCTTAGCCGCGATCATCTCGTTGACCGCAATGCAACCAGCGTATTCGCCAGTCTTTTGCGTGACGAGGTCCATGCCGGGAACATCTTCGCCGCGTATCAACTCGTAGCCGAGGCGAGTACGCTGTTGAATTGTATCCGACTTGTTCGTCGTCGTGAGCCAGCAGACATGGTAACCCGGAATGTCGGGGATATTCGGTAAGTGGTCGTTGTATAGGTTCATGCGGAACATCTCGAGCCGTTCGTCATCTGTCATTTCACGGTTCTCTGAAACATGACGATCAGTTTCTCCGCGAGCGCGACGGCTATCACCCAGTTCACGCTTTAGGCGTTCATCCATACGTTCTTCGGTCATTAGCTCTCTCCTCTATTAGCGAGCTGTGTTATCACGGTCGTAGGCTTGATACGCCTTCAAGTAACGCTTGCGAGCGACAGGGTCGTCCCAAACGCCAGCTTCGATCATAGCCTGTTTTCTTTCCGGTGTCACGTATACTTCTTTCCGAGTGGAAACAGGTGCGTGTTCACGGGTGTTTCCGGTTGGCGGAGCCTTCCGGCGAGGGGCGGCTTCACGTGCTGGAGCATCGTCACCACCAATTCGTGCAGCGACACGACGTGTCAGTTCGTGCCAATAATCCTCAGATGCAGGGTTCCAGCCTTCAGCCGCCAAAGAGTTGTCAATTGCCTTGGTGATTGCGCTGTCCTCATCGCGGCCCTGTGGGTTGTACCAAGGGTTCGCATCCAGCCACTGCTTTGCATAATCCACGACACGCGGGTCTGTGCGGGGCTGGGTAGCCTGCTGTGCGTATTGCTCAGCCTGCTGCTGTGCCTGTGCCAATTGTGCGGCGCGGTAGTTAGCCTCATCGCGGATGCGCATGGCCTGCGTCACGTCGTCGCCATTGCCAGCCTCAACCGCCTTAGCAATGATCAGTTCGGCCTGTAGCTTTTCGTACAGGGCTTGCTGATACTGCTGAGCGATGGTCTGGGCCTGCTGCGAGAGCGTGTTGCCCTCAATGGCAGACATGCGCTGCATCAGTTCGGCATTCTGTTGACGCAGAAACTCTAGCTCACGCTGCGAGCGCTCCTTGGCTTGCTTCTGGAGCTGACGCCGCTTGGCGCGGGTCTCGCGGATCTTTTTGTTCTTGTCGACGATCTCGTCTTCGCTGTCGTCTTCCGACGTGCCCATACGCTCGTCGTCAGCATCGTCATCGTCGTCCTGGTCGTCGTCTGGCTCGGCAGCCTGGGGTTCGTCTTGAGCTTCCGGCTCCTCACCGGGCTCGACGATTACCAATTCTTCTTCGTCGTCTTCGCGCATTACATCAGCCATGACCGGCTCCTTTCATCAGCCTTATGGATCATACGAAAGACTTCATCGCGAGCGGGTCGCCCGTGACTTTGCCAATCAGATCCAGATCGTTGAGGATTACGAAGATGACCTCCTGGTCATCGTCGATCTTAACTGTCCACTTATCGCCACCGTATTTGGGGACGCGGACAAAGTCCCCCGGCATAGCCCATGAGCCCTCAGGCCAGGGCTCTTGGGTGTTACGGTTCTTGTAGGCCAGATCGCCAACCGCGACCACCTTGGCAACCTGCGTGTTCCAAGTCTCAGTGTCCTTGGTGTCGCCGGTCAAGATGATGCCGCCAGCCGTCTTCTTCTTCGCCAGTCTGATCTGACAAAGCACGCGGCTGCCAAACGGTTGAACGCCAGGATCGATCGGCGGGAACGCCTCGTCGATATTGGCGAAATCGAAATTAACCTTATTCAGTACATAGTCTTGCACGGGTGCTCCTCCGCTCAAGGGTTACAGATCAAAGTCCTTGCGCTCTTTTTCCGCAACCATGTCGATCAACACGGTCTTGGCATGCTCAAGGCCTGCGTACATCCCAATGACCTTGCCATATTCGTACAGGTCACGGGATTGAGGTTGTTGCAGCGCATCGCGGGCCAGTTCGGCCTGCGCTTGCTCCAGGCGCTGCAACAGTGTCTCAATTCTCATGCGGGCGTCTTCGGCGTCGACGGGACTTTGGGCATCTGACCCATAGCCATCCGCTTGTGCTGCTTCACGCCTTCGCCCATCTGGGCGACTTCGTTCGTCTTCGGCTTGTCACCTTTAGCCATTGCGGCCTCCTTACGGTTGCGGGTTTATCCCGGTGCCTGTGGACACCGCGATCTTTTCGCCTGTCTCGACCTCGAGCCGTGCGAGCTCCATAGCCGTCAGGTTGTCTTGCGTGTTCATAGCCTGGCGCACTTGCAGCTCGGCGAGCTTGCGCTGCGTCTCGGCGTCCTGCCGCTGCTTGTCTGCCTCCATGCGGGCCTGCGCCTGGGTAGCGTCGAGCTGAAGCTTGGCCGCGTCCATCTGCGCCTTCTGCTGCGCGTCCTGGGCCGTGAGCTGAAGCTTCTGCGCGTCAAGCGCGTTGCGCTGCTGATCGCGCTGCGCCTGCATTTGCATCTGCTGCATGGCGAGCTGCGCGTTCGGGTCCATCGGCGGCTGCGGTGCAAGCTGCTGCATGACCTGCTGCGCCTGTTGGATCACAGGCGGCAGCGACGCAAAGACGTTGCCGGCCTCTTGCGCCACGCTCTGTGATGCCTCGGCCAGCATAGCGTCGAACGCCTGCTTCTCGTCGGTGTCCTTGATCTCTTTCAGCATCTCGCCGATGTCGACACCGGCCGCCTCGTTGCCCAGATCGAACACGCTCGACGCGTACCACAAGGCGATGTGCTCCTTGAGGTGATTGAGCATCACCGGCAGGAACGTCGGCGCAATGAGCGGGTTCATGCCCAGGGCCGGGTTCATCATGTAGGCCAGGTGCGTCTTGAGGTGCGCGATGTGGTCCTGCTCAGGGAACGCCACGATCGGCCGGCTCATGGTTGCAGCCACGTTCTCGTTCACTGCGTTCTGCTCTTTCGGCTCCATCGCCGGGTTGAGCAGATCCTTAGCGTTCGGGATCTTCAGCGTCTCGAGGATGCGCTCCTCGACCTTGCGCTGGTTGTAGAGCTGCGGCAGCGCCGCGCTGCGCTGTGCCACCGCTTGGATCTGAGCAAAGCGCTGCGCCTCGCTGAAGATGTTCGGGTCGGACACAGGCACCACGTCGAGCGGGCCCTCAAAGTCTTCACGCGTCGCCAGCTCCTCGCCAACCTCGTCTTCGATCTCCTCGTCGTTGAGGTACATCGCGTTGAGGCGGTGCAGGATGCCAAGCATCTTGGCCATGCTGTTGTGCATGCGCGCATGAATGGCGCTGAACACGACCATGCCCTGCTCGAGCTTGGCCAGCGTCGTGCCAACCGGCGCGTTCGGGTTGCCGTCCGCGATGTCTTCCATCGTGGTGCGGATCACGCCGCGCCCTGCGTCGATCAAGAAGCCGAGCAACTGGAACAGCACTGGGTTCGGCGGCGAGTACGGCAGCGGCATGATCAGCTTGCGGATGTCGTCAGCAGCCAGGCCGCCCTCGATCTCCATGACCTGCGTCGGCTGGATCTCGAGAGACTGTCCACCCTTCGAGCCACCCTTCAGCTTCAGCATGGTTTGGCTGTTGCTGACGTGGGCTGCGTCCATCAATGCGCGTAAAGCACCAGTTGACGCGGCAGACAGTCCGCCGATCATGTGCGGCAAGCCAATCGGGTAGGCACCGCGCCACGGAACGAACGGAAACTCAACGAACCATTGCAGTTCTTCCTTGGCTTCGTCCAGCTCGTCCCAGTTGCGGTAGATGCTCAGCACCTTGGATGTCGTCTTGTCGATCGTGACAATGTAGGGCAGCGCCTCATTGCCCTCGATGTCGGCAATGACGTAGATCTCGTAGACGGTGCGCAGACCGTCCTCGTTGTAGCTGCTCTCGTTACGGCCCTCGATCTTCATGTTGGCCTTCTCGGCCTTCGAGAAGTCGGGCTCCATGCTGACGGGCGCCAGGTCGACGTCACGGTACATGCCCTGTTTGACGCGACGCTGATAGTCGAGCGCCGTCAGATACTGCACGTGCGTCTTGCGCTGCGCCGAGTAGAAGTTGGTCGCGGCAAACGGCAGGTACATGTCGTCGATCGCGACGAACAGGAAGTCCGGCCGGTTGCGCGGCTCGTTCCACGTCACCTTGAGGTACTGCGCGCCGCCCAGGGGCACCTGCGTCAGGAGCTGCTCAAGCTCCGAGCGGAACTCAGGCGATTGCGTGGTGAGCTGCCAGTTCATGAAGTCGGTTTTGCGCTTGGCCTTCTTCACCTTGTCGCCGTTCGGCTCACCAGGGATGAAGTCCTTAACTGGACCCTGCGGCGGGAACAGCTCCTTGATCGCGCGGGCTGCGAAGTCGACGCAGGCCTCGGTCAGCATCGGGTGCACAACCTTGGTCGCGCCCTGGAACTGCGCGCCGCCTGGTGCGTCATCGCCCAGGCCGGTGCGGCGGATGCCCTCTTCGTACTGCTCGTCGCGCTTCTTGCGCGCCTCCTTGTCCTTCGCGACCATGTCCAGGTACGTGCGAGCGATCTCGCTCAGCTCGCTCTCCGGCATCGTCTCAGCCAGGTTGGCGTAGAAGTCATCGGATCGGGCAGCGCCCTCTTCGTCGTCGAGCCGGACGATCGCGCCGCCGTCCTCGGTGTCGGTGACGCCGTCATCCTCGTCTTCGGGCATCTCGATGATCTCGCCTGTGAGGATGTTCTCGTCTTCGTCCATGGCCTCGTCCTTCATGCGGCGTAGGGGTTAGCGACCGGCTTGCGCGGTGGCGCAGCCATCTCATCTTTGCGTGCTTGTACAGCATCGAGCAGCCTCTTGTCCATGCAGAGCCTGAGCGCCTGCGTGGTGCTGTCGACGAAGTCGTCGTGCTTGACGCTCTTCGGCCCGGTGAAAGCGCACAGTTGGTGCAGCAGTGGCTCGATCCAGTTGCGCGGCTGACCGGGGTGCGTCGCGCTCTCGGGCAGCCAGACCATGCGTCGCGCAAAGATCGGCGACACGATGTGCAGACGCGTCAGCTTGTCTGCCTTTCCGGGGTTGTAGGCGTACGCCTCGATGCCCTCGCGCTCCTGCAGCTGACGCAAGGATATGCC